GGAAGAACAAATGGTATTGGTTGCCCGAACAAATCAATCAATTCAATCCCATAATCCCAGCTATAAATTAAATGTTCATACCGTTCAATGTTTAGAATCAAATAAATTGCTTGAACCATTGCTTCACGTTCATCCACATATCCAGCAATAATTGAATCATTCAGGTTCATTTTATAAGTGTTTGAAGTTTCTTCTTCAAATTCAAAATCAGTTTGTAAATCATCATTTATTGCTGGAATCATTAAATCACCACCCTATCTACAACAATATATTTTTGGCCGCCTTGCATCTGAAGCAACATAACGTATTCATTAATTTTTAACCCAAGATGAACCTGAAATGTTTTCTTCCCTGTAATAGCATGATTATGACTTTCAAAAGAACTTTCACCACTGCCGCCGCTGGTATATTCTGTTGTATGGTCAACTGTCATATCAACTGAAAAATCCCTGACCAAACTTGTTAAAACCAAGTGTGATTCATCCAGTGTCAACCGCTGTTCCACATTTATTTTTAATGGGGATATGCTTATTACTTTACCAAACATAATTGCACAAGGGTTTGATACTTTGACAGCTTCAACCGCAGCCTGTTTGATTATTTCAAGCATATTAGGCACTGAACCCACCCCCTTTTAATGTCATATTCATGCTGTGTTCATCCTTATTGAAGGTGTGCTGTACTTTTTCAACCAACATGAAGTTCTGAACATTAACATCACCCAAATTCAACTTTATTGGGATGGAACAGCCCGCCCTAACCCTAACATCACCAAAAGCATTGGATATTGTAAGATTCCGGGTCTTTTTGTTATACAGTGCAAGTAAAGCATCCGCTTTTGCTTTTCCATTAACCTTGTCATCAATAGTTTCAAAGTATTGCAACACCCCCCATTTGTTGATATTGCTTGAATCTTGAGAAATATAAATTTCTCTTTTTCCTGTTTTTTCATTTTCAAAGGATAATTTAATTTTGTTGTATGTTTCACCATCAATGGTTGAAGTGTATTTGAAGTTTTCACCTGTTTCATCATCAATCATCAGGTTCAGCTTCATTGATTCAACATTTTTCAAAGTTAATTTACCAAAATCATCAAATAAAACATACAATTTGTTTTTACTTTGCAAAGTTAAATCCAGCGCATTTTGAACAATATCAAACAGGCTTTTATTATCTTCAACCCTGGAAGCAATCTTAAAGCCTGTATCCTCTAATGTTCCTGTATTCAAATTAAAATCTGCTGCAATCATTTCAATCAATTCACCCGCTGTTTTATTTACATAAACATAGGTGTCTTTATTCTTGAAATACCTTAATTGGTCATAAGCAGTAACATTGATAAGATTTCCTTTATCACGTTCTTTTTTGAACACAAAGCCATAAAAAACTTTTACACCATCAACTTTTAAGCTGACAGCATTTCCTTCTTGGAAATTAATAATAGAATCTTTGACAACAGAAAAAGTCAGCTTTCCCGGCTGACCTTTCCTTTCTGTTTCCCAAGTGATTCCTTCCTCAACAACTGGTTGATATACTTTATTTTCATTTTGAATTAAAAGTTCAATCAAAAACAACACCCCCTTAACTTGGTAAAGTTAATACTTGACCGGGATATATCAAGTTTGGGTTTTTGATTTTGCTTTTGTTCAAGTTATATACTTCAGTGTACCTGCTGCCATTTCCCAAATATTTCTTTGCTATCGCCCAAAGGGTATCACCACTTTTTACAGTATAAGTTTTCAAGGCTGGTGCTGTTTCAGCAGGTCTTGCGGCTTTTACAGTTGCCTTTGGTGCTGTTGTTTGCTTAATTGCTATATTTACAAGCTTTGTTCCATAATCTTTATATTGCTTTAAAGTAATTGTAACGGTTAAATCCTGACCATCTTTGGCATCTTCATCAATCTTATAATCTTCCAAGGAAACTTTAATGTTGGTGTCAAAAAGCAGTTTTCCGCTTGGTAGAGTTCTTGAACAAATGAATTGGAAAGGCTTTTTTCTTGTTTTCAAACTTTCAAATTTATCCAAGAAAAATTCAGCATCTTTGAATCCCCTTGAATAAATTGCAAAAGGATATTTTACTTGTGGAATAATTACATCAAAAGAAATTTCAGTTAATCCGGCATCTTTCAATATATTAACTTCACCATCATTTATTAAAGTGATGGTTTTATTTTGGTTTTTTATCTTCATTTGCATTTTGGAAGGTGTGATGGGTAATGCAACACCATCCAAATAAACAATGTATGCCATTACTCATGCACCCCTTCCGCTGCAACTTGCATTGTTTCATATAATTTTTCTTCAATATAGGTGACAACACCATCCAAATCCATTTCAGAATTTATATGGTTTTCATTTGCCACTGTCAAATTGATTTCAGCAGTGGTGAAACGGTTAATCACTTCTTGTTCTGCCAGGTCACGCAAATATTTAAGTTCTTCTTCGCTTGCATCCATTGAATCAGCCATTTTTGCTGTATTACCAGCAGTATCACCAACACCCTTGTATATGCCATCAAGATTATTACCCATGTCAAAAGCATCAAGGCTGTTGGAAGCATTGCCAAGAATATTACCTAAATCAAATTTACTTTCAACTGTTTTCCCGGCATCATATCCAACATTCCAAGCTTTACCGTATTCAATGCGCTTCAATCCCAAATCATCAACACTTAAATTCAGTTCATTCATGACATTTTGGTAATTCTCATTTGGCGCATACTCTTTAACTGCTGCATCAGCCATACCTTTCAAGCCTGACCGCCAACTTGCAACAGCATCAGCCATTTTTGAGCCAAAAACAAAATCAAGTGCTGAAGCAACTTTTTCAAGGATTGCAAGAATCCCATCAGCCATTCCTTGAAACAAATAAATGATTGAAGAAACTGGATTGTTAAATACATTCCCAACGAAGTTTGCAAATTTGATAAATGGATTCACCAGGGCATTGATAACACCAAGTATAAAGTCAAACACACCTAAAAATAAATTCCATAGGAAAGCACCCAAAACAGCAAAAGCACCAAAAATAATTCCTGTTGCACTGACTGATGTTCCTGCAAAATGATTGATTGCCGCAACCGCCGCATAAAACAAAGCAACCAAAGCAATAATCAATATGATAATCCAAGTTAATGGGGAAGCATATAATGCTGCATTAAGTCCATATTGTGCTGCTGTTGCTGTGAATGTTGCCCCGGCTTGCATCATCTGTCCTGCTGCTGCTATTTTAGCTTGTAAGCCTTGAAAAGCAAGAATACCATTAGTTACAAGGGCAACTGCATTATAAGCAATGAAAGCCGCCACAAGCCCCCACACGATAGGTTCAAGCCATGACCAGTTATCAGAAATTACACCAGCAATTGAAGCTAATATATTAAAAAGCCCCAATGCCACTGTTGCAGTTATAACAATCCCACCAACAACATTGTCAACCAACTGTTGGAAGTCATCATTATTTGCAAGTTCATTGATTTTTGCAAGGATTGGGTCAAAAGCTTTTACTGCTTTGTTTTTTATTGAAGTCCAAACCTGCCCCCAAGTCATTGGTAATTCAGCAAATTTTTTGTTTGTTTCATCTGCTGCCGCAAACATTGCATTTTTAATAATATTAGCAGTAATTTCACCATCAGCCGACATTTGGCGCAATTCACCCATTGATTTTCCGGTATATTTTGCAATAGCTTGCGCCAACATTGGTGCATTTTCCATAATTGACCTGAATTCATCACCTTGAAGTCTTCCTGCTGCCATTGCTTGGGTTAACTGATACATTGCTGCTGTTTGTTCTTGAATGCTTGCGCCACCAATTTTAAACTGTTTATTCATCAATTCAGCAAAAGCAACTATTTCTTTATTGTTTGAAAAAGCATCCTTTGCAAGAATACCCAACTTTGCAACTGCTTGTGCAGTATCAATATAATAAGTTCTTGACCTTTGAGCAGAAGCATAAATCATGTTCTGCAATTCAACTGATGTTTGAAGTCCATCATTCATCAGGTCAAGCCTTGCTTTTGTAGAAACCAAAGTATCAGATAAATTAAGGGTTTGAGTTATACCAACATAAGCAGCAATTGCGCCAACAATTTTTGTTATTTTACCATGAAGCCCATCAGCAGCACTTTGACCATTCTGAATACTTTCATTAAACCTTTGCTGTTGTGCATTAGCTTCCCGGATTTCCCTTTCAACATTATTGAAAGATGTTTCAGCCCTTGCAAGTTCTTCCCTTGCTGTTTGAATACTCCTGGTATCAATGGCATTGTGGGAAGCTGTTTGTAGTGCTTCAAAGCTATTCAAAACAATATTCATTGCTGTGTTCATGCTTCTAAAAGCTGGTGACATTCCATCAGTAATTTGGATTGCAGTTCTTATTGTAGCCATGTTCTCACCTGCCTTTATAAAAGAACAGCAGGATGGTCACTGCAATAACCATCCTGCTATCTTTTTTTAGGTTTCTTTATTTGCTTTTCCCGCTTCTTATCTTCTTCTATTTTTATTTCAATAGCTGCAACTATAAAAGCCCTTTCTTGCTTGTCAAGCTGCAAGAATTGGGATGGAAGCATGTGAAACTTGTGAAGGCAATAATAAGCAATGTTTGCTTCAAAATCACCTTCACTTATTAGTTTTTTGCTTCATCAACCGAATCTTGGAAAGTGACTTCAAAACCATTAACTTCCTGCACCTTTGTCAGATAATCAGCATATTCACCGGGTGTCAACATGGTTTTCAGTAAGGCATCCGCACCCATAACACCATAACTGTTTTGAAGTTCAGCATCATCAAGGTTTGGAAAAGCTGTACACTTTGCAGCAAGCTTTCCAAGATAAAGGTTATAATCAGTTTCTTGGGTGTACTGGTTACGTTTACCGGGAACAGGAACACGCTTTGTGCAAGCTTTTCTTAATGCTTCATCTTCAGTGGAAGTAATGCAGCAAATTTCCCAAGGGATTGGTTGCCCTTTATCATCAAGAAACCGCTTTGAAACAACATGTTTTACATTTTCAACTTTCAGCGCATTTTGCGCCAAAAAGCCTGATAAATTACCCATTCAAACCATCCTTTCTTTTATTGCATACCAGCAAGCAGGTTAAACTTTTCCGGGATTTCAAAATCTTCAAAGGTGAAATCAATATCTTCATCCAGGTATTCCGCATCTGCATCAAACTTGGTGAGAAGTCCACCATCAAGATTGCAGTCCTTCAAAATAACTGTTTGCCTTCCAACACTTGATGTGGGGTCTTCATTGGTAACCTGAATGTCAAAGTAAATATCTTCACCAGTTTTCTTGTAACGATAAAGAAGTTCCCTGAAAATACTGGTGTTATAATGAAAAGTTGCCTTTCCTGTACCCTTCCAGCCAGTTGCCTTGTTCCCTTTCCCGGTCTTTCCAAGAATAGGAACTTCAGTTTTATTCTTTTCAAAGTTGGCTTCCAGATTGATTGCTTGCATGAAATTATATCTGTTTCCTTCAATGGTAACAAAACATTCAGCAAGGGAAGCACTCACCGCATCTTTTGCATTCATTACATTGCTCATTCATTACACCCCTTTCTTATTGAACCACAACTGTCATATACAGTTGCGCCATTGCATTTACAGGTGTCACAACATCATTGACCACAACAGCCTTCTTGGTGCTTCCAGCTTCCACAACCACCAAATCAGGGTTAAAATCTTCAATTGCCCTAATTGTCTGTAATTGCTGATGATGTGAAACAATATCATTCCACAAGCTTATTCTTCCAGCAGCATCATTTGGAACATTGCCCAAATACTTTGTATTAAACAGGGAAGCAATATCATTTGCAATTTGGTCAAGGATTCTGATGGTCTGATTGCTGCTGAAATCACTTGATTTTTCATCCGTGACAGTGATGAAGGTGTTAATATCTTCAAGAACACGAACACTGTCACCGACCTTATGAAAGGCAAATTTCCCATCCTGGATTGCTGCTTCAAGTTCAGATTGCTTGTAAGCAGTATCAACAGCGAATTCACCATCATACTTCTTATTGGTTAAGCTTTTGTTCACTGCACAACCAGCTTGCGCACCAGTTACCCAATAAACCAAAGAAGATTCAGGAACACCCGCATCATTGACTTTGTTTTCAACTGAAATGATTCCCTCATAGTCAGAAGCAGTTCTGTAAACAACAGCTTGAAACTTTACCCCGACCGTATCCCTTAACCGCTTTGTGAACTGAACCACCAAGTCAATGATTGCTGCTGTAGTAGACAAGCAACCAATGGTGTTGAAGTTATAAGATTCAAAAGCATCCAAGGCAGATTGATATTCAGTTCCAGTAATTGCATTACCATTGCTTCCAAGGGTTAAAGGTAACCCAGCAGTTGCAGCCAATGCCACATTTGTTTTCCAAACAACCCAATCATTATCAGCCAAATTATCAGTGTTTGGAAGAACCGTTTGCTTGTCAAGAAGCTGTGTCCCAAGATAAGTTGAAACATCCCTCTTGGCAACATCATCTGCATTAACTGCAATGACTGTTTTCAGGTCATTACCCCTAACCCCTTTATATTTTGCAGTGCAATAAGTATTAGAAGCAGCAACCCCGGCATTCATCAGCTTGTAGAAGTGTCCAGTATGGATGTTTTTGAACAAATCCCTTAAACCTTTCATTTTGTCATGGTCATAAGAATAACCAAAGAACTTCAATGAATCTTTTTGGAATTCTTCTGCTGTTACCGTAAACACTGCATCATCAGCACCCCAATCAAGTTCAAGGGGTAAAGCTGCAACACCCCTATCAGAAAGGCTTGCTGATGCTCTTGCCGCACTTATAAAATTGATATAAGTGCCGGGTAATACCTTATTTTGTACTAAAAA